AACATACCTCAGCATCTGGACACCTGTCGTTGTTTTACCACTTCCTGCAAGTGCTTCAACAACCAAAGATTTACTCTTACCCTTCACCCAGTCGAAAATCGCCTGTTGGTAAATTGATGGCTTAAATTCCTTCTTCACCTCTTCAGGAGATGCAGCCACCGAAATACTTTCAAAGGGAACTGTATTCTTGCAGTTTGGAAAATTTGAACATCCCCAAAATCTTACATTGTCTGATTTGCGAATCCGCAAAATCATAACACAACCACACTTGTTGCAAATTACTTTATTCGTTGTCATGGTTCCTCCTGGTTGGTAAAAAATCTTTACGTAACATCATTTTACTCCATTCTGTGCAGAAAGCAAGGAGTAAAACACGATTAGACCGTCGGATTCGCACGGTTGTATCGTGTTTTCTACATCTAATTACAACAACATCTCCAATTTAGATTTGAAGCTGTATGACAATTCTGTGTACTCACCACCATCAGCTGGATCCCTTTCGTCCAGAAATTTCCACAATCCTACTTCCTTGTTACCTTTGTACAACATGTCTGCTATCGCAACAGCATGTGAATTGGCACCATAATCAAGAGCAACAATAAATTTCTTTACATCAGATTCTGTAAGTCTGTCAAGTTTCTCTTGTGTCAACTCTTTACCAATTAGTGCGATAGCATTTCTACCTACTGCCATGGCACTAAAAGCACCCTCACATATTACAACTTCATCATACAATTCTAATGCACCAGAATTGAAAATATAATGTCTTGCCTCAGATTTAGGATTTATGTACTTAGGTTCTAACCATTTAGGAATTGCTCTGGCTTGGTAATAACCATCCTCTACAGGTATTACAACACGCATAGGATGTGAAGCCACACAAACTCCAATATTATAAAATTCCCAATCTCTCTTCTTGAATCCTCGTTTCATAAGATACTTTACAGCTTGTTGCACAGCTGTAGAATTTGAATCCTTAAGAAGTTGGAAATCTGCAGGTAATTTGAGATCTGTCTTTGAGGATTCTATTGATTTTGTCTTCAATTCTTTTATCAGTGTTTCGGATATATCTTCTCTTATCCTAGGAACTACATACAACTCTCCCAATGCTTGAGCATAAGAAAGTTTGGTCGTGTCCATTATGAATTTTATCCAAGAACCACCGTACCCACATTTGAAACAATGCACAACATTCTTTGCTATACTTATGTGCATGTGAAACTTTCTGCTGTTCGAACTACAAAATGGACAATTTACCTGTAAATCTGTTACTGGATTTCCATACTCACGAACCTCAGAATAATTTCTGTAAACAAATGCAGTTATATCATGCATCTTTTTCCTCATCTTTATTCTTTGACAACCCAGTTGTAATTATTGCTTGTGACTTACCATAAAATTTCGCATCATACATCATTTTCTTGGTACCATCTCTTACCTTTGCCATAAACAGACGACACTGGTTCATCTGCTCTTCATCACGAGTTTGACACAATGCAATAATAACATCAGCAATTGCTGCTTTACCAATATCTTCTGCTATGTCTTGTATTGTAATTATCTCCTTACTTAAAGAACCTCTACCTGATTGTGTGGCTCCCCAAATCGGAACATTATATTTACCACCCAAATCTCTAAACTCTTTATATACTTCAGAAAGTTCAAATCGTCTCTCTGTATACTTCCTAGAAGACGAAACAAGATCAGGATAATCATCAATTATCAAATCAAACTTGAATCCCTCATCCACAAGTCTCTCAAGATGTGAATCTATACGATCAACATTCGTATTGCGCATACCAATAACTTTTATCTTACCCACAAGTATCTTTGATGCTGCCTTCTTTAGTGCTTCTTCATAATCTTCAAGATTATCATCTCTCATTGGAAATTTGAATATAGTTCTTGCAGCATATCGTTTGGCAGTAATTTCTTGACTCATCTCATGTGTAAAATGTACAACATTTGCACCACAACCAATCGAAGCAGCACCAAATCCTATGTTTACCAAGGACATAGACTTACCGACATTCATAGGAGCCATAATAAGTCCAAGCTCACCAGTACCCAAACCACCCTCAAGTGCAGAATCTACATGGTACCAACCTGTTCTTATTTTATGTGTCCACAATTCATACAACCATTTATCAACATCACGAATAACTTCCAGTCCTGTCTCACGTAAATCTTTACCAACCTCAAGAGCTTCCTTCATTCGGACTATTGTCTTTTGTAGATCACCCTTGTTTATATCCTCTACAGAATCAAGAATTGCTATCTTAGCAGCCTGTTCCTTTGCCCACTGTATAGCCTTGTCTCCTGCTAATTTCTTCTCAGAAGGTGGTATCTCATACAAATCTTCAAGAATATCAACTTTCTTACCATCCAACATTGTTTTAAGATCATTATAGCTAGTAGGACAAGACTTGTACTTTATCCAATATTCAATAACAACTTTTGCTACAATCTCTTCATCATCCTTCTCAAAGAATTCTGGTCGTATAACTGTTGTTCCATATTGACTCATCCACTGTCTATCTAACATCAGACTAAGAATTTTCAACCTAAATTCTCTGTCGTATGGATAAATATCTACTTTCGGCATTGTAATCTCCTGATTATGGCATTGTAATCTGCAACTAACTTTATACCGTACTCTTTACAGAGAATTTCTGTGACTTCATCCAAAGGACGTTCTTCTTTAGAACTTTCCAACCATGCCTTACTCAATAATGGCTTCAAATCTTTAACAATTTCACTCATTCTACAAACATCGTTAATGTTGTTTGCAACATAAGTTCTTGCTACCAACAATTCAGACTGCAGTATTTCCACCTTCAAGTCTTCGTCCGGTTCAGTAACTCTAACATAATTACTCTTGTCAACCTTTTGAAACTTACCAAGTGCCCAATCACCACAAAACACACCAATTGGTATACGATAAAATTTCTTCTCTTTTAACCATTTCTCCAACAATGTTACGACAGTATATGCATAATCCCTACATCCTATATCCAAGTCTCTCAAATCGTCCATGAACACTTCAAATGCACTAAATTCCTTCTCACGCACAAAACACTTCTTACCAAGAACATGCTTGTGTGCAGACTCATAATAATAAGCCAAAGCTGGTTTACTTTGCAACACAGGTCTCAAACTTTTGTCTTGCATAAGTATCTACCCTCTCTTGAGAATGTTCCAACAAATAAGAATTTGTGTCATCTAAGAAATCGTGCACAATAAGGATATTGTCACCTTCCTTCTTGCGTAATCCTCTACCAATACGTTGTAATAATTTCACATGACTCTTACCTGCTGCTGCCAATATAATTGTGTCAACTGCAGGTACATCTATGCCTTCATCAAATATTGGAGTCGCAATATAAGTCCCAGATTCTCCATCTCTCATACAATCTATAACAAGATTTCTATCTTCTGTTGAATCAGAACCACTAACAAATATAGAACCTGGAATCATTTCGTGCAGTATTTTCCCATGATCTAGTCTGTTTACCAATATAAGAACAATCCCACTTGATTCAGATGCCTGTTTTGCGATAATAGAATTTCGTGTGTGGTTATTAACAACTAACTTGTCATACGCATCCTGATATCCCATCTCCCAATCAACAAGATCATCAGACTCCACAACATGCATATGAATTTTTGGAATTGCAGAATAACCCTCTTCTATCAAAAATTTGTTAGTGGTCTCATAAAGAATGTCACCTGTTGCAGCAATTAGTTTCATGTCAGAAAGTAAATCATACTTCAGAGGTGTGCCACTAAATCCATACCTATAACTGCCAGGAATGTTGAATAAAACATCCATCATCTGGTTACTGGATATGTGGTGACACTCATCTACCATCAAAACCATATTATCTTTGTAATCAATCTTTTCAGACTTTGCCAATGTTTGTATCATCGCAACTGTTATATTCTTTTGCGACTTCACACCATCTCCATAAATTCCAACCTTACACTTTAGTCTCTTCTCAAGACGTCTTGCAGTCTGGTACATCAACTCTTTGCGATGAACAATAATCATGGTTTTTGGTAATCCTAAAGACCACAATACTGCAGCCATAACTTCTGTTTTACCTGAATTTGTCGCCATACCAGCCACACCTCTGTGCTTAGCAACAAGAATATTCGCAGCTTCAATTTGATAATCTCTCAATGTTATTTCGTGTAAAGAATTCTCCACTACCAACTTACTAGGCAATGTGATGGATGTATCCTCAACAGAAACATTCCATCCATGCTCCTTTAAATCTTTAAGCACCATAGGTAAAAGTCCGGTTGGAAATTTCTTCAACCCACTCATCAAAGATATATAGCCATCCCACATGCCAGATTTATATTTAGGCATATGATAAAATCCTTCAGGTCTTGCTTTACACACTTCCCTTATTCTAGGGAGTGCAGACATTTCTGAAGTTGTTGAATAACGATCTTCTGATATTATATTCATAACATTGTCTCTCACAGACAGCAGCAGACTAAGTCTACATTCGAAAATTTGTGGAGAACTCAGAGCACCAGTTGAAGGGATGTAAGGGACAAGCTCACACTTACTAAACCAGGAGGATTAGCTTCAACTAGTGCCTTGAATTCTCCACCACATTAACAGAATATGTTTGTAATGTTCTACTAAATAGAACTTGTTATGCAGATATTTTATTAACCATCATGTAAACAGACATATCATCTGCAGCAGCATCAACAGCAGCCTTGTCATACACTCTTACTGTGTAATCAGCCAATAACATCAAACTTTCTGGGAGTGGATTTGATAAATGTGTAGTGTCAACAAATGCTGTAAGATTGGGAGCACCAATATAAAAATTGTAATAACGTGTAAGAGATGCAGCCTGTACTGCTCCTGCATTTATTCTCAATATGACATTCGTACCATCTGTAATGTCAATAACAATTTGTCTATTACCAGCAGTTGCTGTAGTTACCAATTCAACTCTGATAGACAAAATTTGCCACATGTATCCTGTTGGTACAGTAAATATCTTGTCAGAATCATCAGCAAGAACATCAGACTGCTCTTCAAATGCTCCTGCTTTTGAAATCTTTAACTCACCTGCAGCATTCACCAACATGTGGTAATAAGTTCCAAGACCATCCTTTTGAGTATTTCCGTATGACATAATTACACTCCTTCTACAACATGTTTGCTAATTTGCAAGTCTATGTCAGCTGACAACTTTGCTATTGCATCTTGTATGGAATTATCCATAAAAGTATACATTGGTCTCAAGTCTAATATTATATCCGATTCTAGAATTTCTGTTGAGACAGAAGAAATTCTAACATAAGCAAGTGGCAATACTTTTGTAGGTATGTCAGGATAAACAATGTCATCTGCGTCAGGAACAGAATTTTCACTAACAACAGAATTTACTGCATTAGTGGTAGGATCCAAA